AACCTTGGTATTATAACCTGTCACGCCGAGAGAGGCGAACGTATTTTTGTCCAGTGAGAACTGACCGAGGAAACTGAAGTGCTTTTCCATTTCCTTAATCAGTCCGCCGTCAGAGAAGTCATCCGCAAGGAACGACTGGGGAACAACAAGAGCCATAATTCCCATAGGTTTCAAAAGCTCTGCCGCTTTCTGGCAGTAGTAAAGCTGGGACAGAATCTGTGCGCCATCCACCCACCAATACAGATTGAACGGAGGATTGCCAACAACGTAATCCAGCTTAATACCCGGAGTGTATGTACGGATGTCTCCACAGGTAAGGTTTGCTTTCGGATACAGATACTTCGCAACTTTATAGGCTTTTACATCCAACTCACAGCCGTACACATTGCTTTCCAAAGGAGCAAAGTTAAAGAATGTACCCATTCCGCAGGTCAGGTCAGCCACGATTTCCGTGTTGTTCAGGGCAAGGCAATCCATGATAAATTCGCAGACTTTATGAGGGGTGAAAAACTGTCCGTTTTCGATCTCCTTCTTGGCTTCCGAATATGCGTGGTAGCTGTCGAAGTCACTGAACTTCAGACCGTGTAATCCGCCGTCACCGGTGTACGCATTGTAAATATCTTCACAGGTGATCCCGGAAGATTCCGCCAAATCGTTGTCAATCAGGTACAGTATTTTATCGTTCAATCCCTGACGGCTTTCCTGCGGTATCGTTTGCTGTAAGTTTTTGTATTTCATGTTTCATCCATCCTGCTTTATGATCTCATTAGTATCCGGTATATGCTTCATGAAATGGAACAGCTCACCGCCGTAATGCTGAACTGCCCATTTCACTCCGGTTATAAAGGCTTTGGCTTCGTCTTGCGTTTTGAATTCAATCGGATAATCGGCGATCCGACTGCTGCATATATGAACGACGTTCCCCATCTGGTATAACTCCATGATGGGGAAGCCGTCTACTTTCAGTATATCGGTCAGAACTTTCATACGGCTTTTGCTTCCAGAGCTTCCACAGCTTCTTTGTAGTATCCGATCTTAGCACGGATGTTGTTCAGTTCTTCTTCCGTGACACCGGAGCGGGAAGCTGTCTTTTCAAGGCTTCTGGTGTGTTTTTCGATCTGTTTCTTCATGTATTCGACGGATGCCTTATCTGCCTTACCTTCCGGATTTGCTTTAATAACATCCGGTTTTTTGTATACCGAGAGATAATAGACAGCCTCATATTCTTCTTTTGAAATTTCTGTGAAATTGTTTTCATCAACCATTGAGCAAGTCATCCTTGTGATTTCTACAATGGCGTTACCCAGTGTAAGATAACAATATTCAACTAAAAATTCCTTATCCTTAAAGTCAAGGATCTTTATAGCAACATGATCGCACTCAGTTTTTGTAATTCTTTTGAAATACTTTCCAACATACTGGAGATAGTATTCATCACTCTTATAAAGATATTCCATTTTTTTATCCTCCATTGTTATATAGATTTTATTTATACTGCATCTCCCAGATATTCTTCGGCAAACTGACGGGCGTAGGCTTCACTGGTAAAACGGACATCCACACGTCCGTTCTTGAAACACTTGATACTCTTGAGCTTATCCAGATGGAAGGGTATTTCGGTTTCTTCCGTTATCCAACGATAACTAAGCAGTACGGAAAATTTGTACGGGAAATCGCTCATGATACCGAGATCGAAATGAGCAAGCGCACGGATGACCGCTTTCATACTGTCGGTCAGTTCGATCTGATGTTCACCCTTATGGTATTCCTCATACCATCCATCGAAATGGCAGGCGTAACCGGGGAAGGAGAGAACTGCTTTCTTTTGTTCGTATGCTTTCTTGCCATTGTAGCTGTTCCATCCAGCTTTGTGTGCTGCGTCTTTGAGTTCCTGAACTGCCTTATCCTTGAAGGTGAATCCGCCAAGCTGAATGAACACCTGATCCAGAATGTCGCTGTACTTCAATGCCAGATTGTTCAGGGATTCATTGTAGGCTTTTGTAGCTTCGGTAAGAGCCTGAATTTCTTCCTTTGTGTAAGCTCTGGAGCCATCAGGTTTTTTCGGAAGCAGCACTTCCTTAGCATCACTTTCCGAAATTGTAACCTTGTAGGTCTGGCGGAAGTAAGAGAAAATTCTGCCGATGAACAGGCTGTGGGAGTTTTGCAGGTCATCGACAAATCTGTTCGGCTTGAAATCGCCGAGATAGGTAGAGTAAACTTCCTGTTCGCTTTGATTAAGCAAGCGAGTCTGTTCATCCAAATCTGCCTTACTACGTTCAGCCATCACTTTCAAAACACCTCTTGCATGGTCGTATGCTTCCTGCTGTGTCTGGCAGTACACACGATCCTCTTCGGAAATTCTGGTGTCGGCTGCAATTTCGACTGCGTTGAATTTATTGAGAAGATTCATTTTCTGTTCTCCTTGTGATTATTCATGTGTTTTCTGTATTCGATATAGGGATTGTAGGATGCGGCGGCTACCTGTGCGAAAAATGATGTTACCCCATCATAAATGAGCTTGCCAATCAAAATGGCGGCAAGGATCATGGTCATGCAGATTCGTCCTCCTGTTTTTATTCAGGCTTCCATCTTCCAACTGATCCGAAGGATGTCCGTATCAGTCAGGCGATACCCTTTGGTTCTGGCGTATTTTTTCATGAAGAATACACCATTTGCGGTCTGGACGATCTTACCTTCCATTCTGCCATAAGTACACCTTTTGCCAAGAAGACCGGGAAGGACGGCTTTTGCATCTTCTGTGAGCTTTTGTTCATCCGTTGTCGTTGTGTACTGGACAGTGACGCACAGGTGAATCATATCGGAGAAGTTTTCTGTCAGGAACGCAAGGACGCGATCCCGGATTTCCATCCTTTGCTGGGTGGTCATACGCTCATTGAAAGAGAGGGTGAAGTAGGAAAAGTCTCTGCCGGATTCTTTGCCGTCCGTCTTATTGTAGAGATCACCGCACCAGAAATACAGCTCCCAGTCGGTACTGCGGTATGGGATGGGACAATCCGGTTCGTACTGATAACAGACAAACTTTTCCGCAATCGCTTCCATAACGGGCTGGATTTCATTACTTCTCTCGATACCCCACTTGATACATTCAGTTGTCCATTCATCCTGTGAATGTTGATCTGCGTACTCTTTGTTGGCTTTCATTTCGTCTTCTGTGTAGCGGAACTCGATCCGAAAGGAATGCAGGTCTTCTACTGCGTATCCACGTTCCAGAAGGAGCATTTCGGAATCTGTGATATATGTTTTATCATGGTTGATTGTCATAAATGACCTCCGTGTTTTTCTCTTATTACAACTAACTATTTTGCGGAAGGGAAATTAACCGAATTTCTGAAATTTCTGCAAAAAAAAAGAACGCCGGGTTCATCCAGCGTCTTTACTCATTCGTATATAAAATTTTCTCTGCCGACATATTCGCCATCGACATAATCTTCATCGTTTACTCCGGAATACCATGTCAGTTCTCCATGCTTTTCCTGCTTGGCAATCAGCTTCATCATGCAGTCTTCTTCATCGAAGCCGCCTACTGTGATTTCTTCATCGTCTGCATATCTTCCGACCATCATCCACGGGAAGCATAATTTTACTTTTCCCATACGCCCTCCAGACCGAAGGTAAAACGGATTGCGGAATCCTTGATACCGGACATGAAGACGGAATCTGCAAGAATGTTCATGGCAGAAAATACCCGCAGTTCCTTACCACGAAGGGAAGCCAGACGGCGGATTTCGATGGTGATAACGGCATTGGGACGGTTCTTTGACAGCGGTTCGATTTCGATACCGGTGACTTCCATGCTGTTTGCTTCCAACCACTGTGCTGCCTGCTTGACCTTGTTATATCTCTGCATAACGGAGAGGTTGGCTACCTTGCCGCTGAAATAATCGTCGGAGAGAATCCGATCCAGTTCTTCCGGGGTGAAGAAGTCACGAACGTCTACGTCCGCTTCGCGGGATTTATTGATTTTGTCGTTGTAGTCTGCTTCTGCTTTCTGTTTGGCGGCTTCGATCCGCTGACCCATGTTCATGTTGTTCTTAGAAAAATCCACTGCAAGCACCTTGCCTCTGTTCATATTCATTCGCAACTCCATTATATCATAAATTTAATTTGATTTCAATGTTTTGTCTGCATTCTCTGTTTCCGGAATGCTTCTCTGCGGTTGGCTTCCGCTTCGATTTCGTACAGTTTTCTTTCGATAACAGCAACGGAGCCATATCGCTCCAGACTGTTATTTCTCCACCAATTCTGAAAATCCTTCTGGAATACTTTACACGTTTTTCCATCCGTAAAGACAGCGACCTGACACGGTGTATTATACATGGTCGGTATCCGAATCTGATATATCTTATGTAGTTTCATGATTCCCTCACAGTCTGTATGGAGCTACTGCCTGCAAAACTTTTGCTCTGGGGTTATTCTTGACTGGCGTATAAACCGCTTCGCCATTGCTGAATACAGCACTGCAGAATACTTCTTCAAAACCGTACTGGTCAGCCATCCGACTCAGAATTCGATTGATCTTGTTTGTCTCACTGGTATGACGGCGGATTGCAACGCTGCGAAACATATCGAAGTAGTACCGGCAATCATCGTTATCCAGTTCATCCAGATCGTAGTTTTCTTCTACATAAAACTGGATACCATAATAATGACCACTCTCTACCGAAATCTTGTGAAAGAGAAAAGAGTGATTCAGTTCTTCCAGAGCTTCCTCTATATCGCGGACAAGGAAATAGTCTTCCTCATCGTAATCACGAATGAACAGATTGAAATTGTCCATCTTTTTGAAATTTGCACATGACATAATATCACCTCTCTATTACAACTAACTATATTTCTGCGGAACAATTAACCTGTCCGGAAGAATATTTTCTTACCCGCGATGGAGTTCAGAGGAATCAAAATAGACGATGATTCCATCGTCTGCTTCCATTTTTGCGGTAGTATGAGAAACGCTGCGGATGATCCCGGTGATGAATTTTCTGCGTCCCAGAATCATCATTGCCTTTTCACGGGAAATAGGTTCGCCGTGCAGTTTATAGGTTGTCTGTCTTTGGTGTAAAGCGTCCTCCATAGGATGTTGGCTGATTTGTTCTTCACTTACCATACCTGCTTCCAGCCTTTCTGCTTTACAGTTTTGTTCAGTTCTTCTTCACGCTTGTCTGCGGCTTCCTGTTCGCTATCGTCCGGATAATCGGAAACATCCAGATCGACAACATCTACTTCGATTTCACAATCGGCATACACAGCCTGTACCATGCCGCCTTCCACCTTGATAATAATTTTCATTTTGCACCCTCCTGATTTTGCTTTTTATATAATTCGATATACAGTGGCGAATCTTCACCAGCACAGTTGAGTTCAAGTTCGTCAAATACCTCTCCGTCAATTATGCCTACAACATCCATATCTCCGTTATAAGACATCGTTTCTTTTAGGATTTCGATCAACTTGCTTAATTTCATAATTATAACTCCTTTGGATTGACAGATAACAGAATACCGCCCATCGTAGATTCCGACAGGCGGCGTTCTGTTTTACTTCTGTTTACTTTACTCCGACCAGTTCAGCGGTACGATCCAGCAGTTTGTGACCGTCCATGATCCGGTTCCAGTTGTTTGCGCGGTAGTCCTGCGTCTTGCGGAGCGGTTCGGAGTGTGTTACCATATCACTCATGGCATTGACAACACCCCATGCAGTGTTCAGGTACATAGCGATGTCAGGACGAAGGTAGCATACCATAAATTCTTCTTTTGCTTTCTGGGCAGTAGTCTTCCTGCGTTCGGTATCGTTTTCATCAACCGGGAACATTTCATCCAGAATTTTGTTCAGCTCATCGTCGGTGACTCTCTTGTTAGCGAGTTTCTCTGCGTATTCGGAAAGCTCATCCATATAGGTATCTGCCAGTTCCAGACAGATTCTTGCTTCCTGCATCTTCTGGTTGATGTCGCCGACGTGTTTGGTAGACCACTGACGACGGGCGGTATTCAAGGCAAGATTCAGGGTATTATTGCATACCACTCTGATGGGTGTCATACAGACGCGGATCGCACCGGAACCGTCGTGCGTATTGGAGAAACAGAGGTAAGGTTCCACTTCATCGTCGATCACCTTGCGGGTAGGCATCTTGGCAAGGAGCCAGATTTTTCTGCCGTCCTGTAGGCTGCCTGCGGTTTCGTATCGAACGTCTCCGCCGACAAGTTCATCAGTGAAGCTGAAGGCTTCGGTATTCTGGACGATCTGGTATCTGTCGCTGACCACGCCCAGCACCTTGCCATCCGTGCTGCGGACGTTTGCCTTGAAGTTTTCGATCTTTGCGCCACCGCACACCTGAATGCTGCGCTGCTTTACTTCCCAGTCCAGACCGGCAAGACGGAGAGCGTCTGCGCTGGTGGGAGCTTCCTGCACCATCGTGCCAAGACCGTGCCACGGAACCTCACGAACATAGAACATAGATTCAACATTTGCTGCCATAATTTTATCCTCTCAATTCTGCTTTTTTTGATTTGGGATTCGATCCCCTATTACAACTAACTGTTGTCATACGGTTTAATTAACCGGATTTTGAGATTTTTTGAAATTTATTTTGCCAGCCAGAAATTCTCACCCAGCTTTACAAGGTTGTACTTTTTCTGCATCTGACGGAATTTCTTTTCAGTCGTACAGATGTACGGGTTGCTTCCGTCTGCGAATTTGATATGCTGCCAGTTAAAAGGTTTCATCCGAAGTCCACATCCTCCTCACACAGAATCATGGAGTAGCTGATAGATGTGATGTACTTGATGTCTGCCATTTTCATGAATTTCAGCATCATGTCATTGGCATCGACAGCGGAGATCATGTAACCGCGATTGGTTCCGTTCTGAAGGGTAGCGATTACTGCGAATTTTTCCAGACGGGGTACTCCTAACTCTGCCAGTTTTTCCGTCAGCTCATCTTCGGAGCATCCAGAAAATATATCGCCTTTACAATACGGGCAAGTGCAAAAGGTATGATATGCTGTGACTTTCTTATTGCAGAGCTTATCATTGGTGAAATAGTTGCCGCAGGCTTCACACTGGACAATCTTACCTTTTTCAATGGCGTCATCACAGCACGACTTACACAGTATGTATTTATCTTCCATACCGGGATTGATTTCGCAGTAACATTCAAAGTTTGCGTCCCTGATGATTCTGCGACAGGTCTTACAAATAAGATGGTTCATCTTTTACCTCGCTTATTTTTCATAAAGGTAATTGCCTTTTGCGTCTTCGACGATGATGATTTCGCCTTCGATGTTTTCCGCTTCACCAAAGTCTGCGCTGTCCCATTCTTCTTCGGCTTTTTCCTTTGCTTCTTCAAGGTCTTCGGCTTCAACCTCAGCCACATATCTGGCTTCGATTTTATAGGTAACATAGAATTTCTTTTTCATGATGATTTCCTTTCTGGTTTTGTTTCTATTATAACTAACCGCTGAACGATCCGATAATTAACCGGAATCTGAAATTATTTTTCTTTGATTTCGATATGGAGAACGCCGTCCTTGACGGAAAGTTCCGATACCTTACGGTGGTCAAGTCCGGTATAATCCAGAAGCTCCATTGCCGTACCTTCAAACATGATACGGCGGGATTTCTTGTTGATAAGTACGACTTTCTGATCCGGGTTCCCAAGGATCATTGTCAGATCATAAAGTTTCATAGGGCAACCTCCATTTGTAGTTGTATTTATGGGGTAGGGTTTTTGATAACGGAAGCCCTCCAAAACCGCAATAGCTGCATCTCTGGCACCTCCCATCAGGATTTGATGTTGTCAGGCAAATATCATCTTGTCACCGCGCTCCGTGATTTCACCACGGAAGCAGTTGCCGCAGTACATCCACACACCGGGAGCGATCCGGGTGAAGGTCAGATAGGTATTGCGGTAGTTGCCTGTGTCCGGGTCTTTCCGCATAGAATAGGGTTCGCCGAGCTGGGAACATCTGCTGCTCATACAGGCAGGCGGCATACAATCCATGAAGTCATCCACCACAGCCTGCGAAACATAGTCGCCGATTTTTGCGGTACTGGTATCAAATTCGCCCTCCTGAATAACGGGCTTATTGTTGTAGGTAGTCATTGTAAATCCTCCTTGATGTGTTGTCCACCTATTACAACTAACTGCCGATCATGGCGGAAATTAACCTTGATGAACGAAATTTTTGAAGTTTTCTTCTGCGCGAATAGATTGGATAAATGCCTTATAGCTGTCAATTTCTTTGGTACTTTCATCCATCTGCATTCGCAGGTCATTTACTTCTCGTATGGATTCATCACGAAAAGTCGTTCGCAGGGAATGAAGTATGGTGTTTACCGGTTCGATCCAGCTTTCGCGGATGACTTCGCCATCCAGAACGACCTGCTCAAACAGCTTCACATCGTTGATACAGTCAGGATCGTTCGTGCTGCACATCCGGAAAAACATAACCAGATAGAAAGAAAGAGCTTCATCCAGTGAAGGGAAGCTCTTAATTCTTTCTTCTTCTCGTTCAGTGTATTCTACCTGATACCGGGTTTCGATCTTTACGCTTTCTTTCTGGTATGAAATCATGGGTATCTCCTTATGTATAAATATACAGTATTTATGTATATCAGGTATTTTCGGTGGTTTTGGGGCGGAAATTGCGGTTAAAGGTATTGCTATAGGCGCATACGCCATTCCAGTCGTTGTAGGTAACTTTTTCCGTCTGGTCGCCGTTCTGAAAAATCAGATTTGCTCTGGGCGGGTTTCCGTCATCCGTTCGTCTTCTGGTTCCGCAGATAAGCCACTTTGCAAAGTCTTCACGACGGGAGACTTCACGCAGATAATAGTTTTCGGATTCGGTTCCGCGATATACTTCCCGTCCGGTTCCGCATTCGATTTCAACAAACTCCACGGGGATGATCTTTTCGGGATTTCTGGTCAGATCGTTGTGATAGTCGTTCTGGGGGATTTCTACGAAATAGGTATTTAATCTGCGAATGAGTACAGCATGATCCTTGATATACTCTACGCCCAGCATCTCAAATTCCTTTTTGGGAAGAAAAACATAGTCCTGAACATCTCTGCAGGAGCATATCACCTTGATCCAGTCATCCATATTGATGTTGAACTCGCTGTACTCGCGGCGGTCTTCTTCGGTAGGTTCAGTGAATGTGGTTACAAACTCCGCAGCTTCGATGGAATAGAAATCTTCGTCGCAGTCGAAGCACTGATAGGTATATTCCGGATTGTCAGACTTTGCAAGCACTTTACCGCATTTCGGGCAGCGGTAGGATATGTGTTTTTCGTTCATGATTTTTCACTCCATTCTTGAGCTTTCAGCTCATCATTGACTTGTTTGTAATTTTTGTTTCGCCAGTCGTTGATGTGCTTACATATCCAACGACCTTTTCTCCATTTATGCACGGTCATTCCGTAGGTTCCGAAAACAATGTAACCGCCCGGAATATCCCAGTCGAAACTTTCTTCTCGCTGACCGATCTGACGGAGTTCTTCCCATTCAGTTTTCGTGAACATTTTTGTTTTCCTTTTTCAGAAATTCTTTGGCACAGTCAGGGCATCGGATAAGATCACTTTCCTGCATGATCTTCCGGTATCCATCCTCTCCCACGGCATCTTTCAGGCATTTGGAACAGAATATACTTCCGCAGACCTCGCAGCCCCACATTTCACCGTGGATTTCATCGGTTTTGTCCCATTCGATTTCCGTCTCACAGAAATCACATGAGTAAAGGTTTTCGTTGATATACGGCATCCAGTATCACCTCCTATTATAACTAACTGCCGTCAATACAGATAATTAACCAGAAAACAAAAAAGCGGGAAAGATTTTGCCTTCCCGCTATTCTTAATCTGTGATGATATAAAGAACCAGAGAATCCATACCGGATTTCTGATCGTAGCTTGATGTGATACGGTCAATCCTGTATTCTCCGTATTCATTTACAGCATACTCAATAGAACATCCGCTGTCCAATGTTCTTTGCTTTGTTTGATCCCAGACAATAGCCCACTGAAGATTGCCGGTTACACTGCGAAGGATCGGCTTCAGGTCTTTGAGCTTCATATATACCTCCTGTTATACAGCGTAAATCAGTTTTACGCCGTCGCGTTCTGCGTGGAATGCTTCTGCCACAGGGCAGTCATAGCACAGTGCGGTGTTGCATTTTCTGGGGCTTCGGCAGGCTCGTCCATCCACTCCGCAAATCACAGGCACTTCTTTCTTTGCATGGAGGACGATCCGGCATCCGGTCAGCTTTTCGGAAATCAGGGTTTTCAGATAATTCAAGGCATATTCATCCTTATCAAAATACTGGCTTTCGATCTTCCAACGCCAGATGCTTCCTTTATCATCCTTCGGAAGCTCCGTAATCTTGATTTCTTTGCCGTTTGTCAAGTGGATGATGTATCTGTTATCGCTGACCTGCTCTGCATTCAGATACAGGCTGTCAGTGATGTACATTTTCATTTTACTCATGTGTTTCCTCCTATAATACGCCCAGCTCTTTCAGGGCGGTTCTGCCGAGAGTGTAGATATGAGAATCTCCGCAGTTATACTTTCTGTACCATTCGCAGATGGTATTTGTACCGATAAATGCTCTCAGGCATTCCCATGTCAGACGCTCATCGTAATTGATGTATTCATGACTCTTTTTCAGGCGAGGTGCGTACTCCTTGATTTTTGCAAGGTTCTTTGAAAAAGCGGATTTCACTTCGGGAAATTCATCCGCCAGTTTCATTCTGGGCATTTGTTTTGCTCCTTTGTTGTGTTTGAGTTCCTATTATAACTAACTGTCCGGAAACGTGAAAATTAACCGTTAGCCGTAAATTACTTCATTAAAAACGGCAAACTGGAGAATCTGATCTGCGGCTTCTCCGTCCATATCATCAATGCCGGTACGTCCATCCGACGCAACGAGCTTCATATAGTCACGGAAGCCATTCAGAAGGGAAGACAGGGGGAGATCATAGTCTTCGTCGTCCTCTCTGTCGTAGACTTTCAGAATTCCGCCGTGTTCCAGAATTTCGGCGCATACATCTTCATAGCAGATGTCTTCTGGATTCTTCTTTTCTTTGGTCATCCGATCCACAAGGCGCAGTCTGGCAGCTTCATAATCATTTTCATCCCAGCAGATTTCCGCCCAGTAATCAAATCCGCCGCCCTCCATTGCAAGCAGGTTTACGATGTCGTCCGTAGTGATAACAGTTTCGATAATGATTTTATGTTCCATTTTTTATTCCTCCGATATGCTATTTATCGCTGTTAAACCGAACAAACTGCCATCTGATTCAAGTGATCCGACAAATTTGATCCAGTTTAGATATATCCTTTTCCATTTTTCGATCTCTTCTGGGCTATTTGATTTTGCGGCACTTTTTACTTTTTCTACCAGCAAATTTGTTATCTCAGAAGATGTTTCTCCATAAAGAATTACTCTTTCCATTGGTTTTCACCTACACTTCCGATTCATCCATTTCGCTGGATTCTTTTTCGTGCTTTTCGATGATCCGCTTATACTTTTCCGGCATTTTATGATACATCCGGATTTTATGTGCGCTGCTATACATATCCAGATAAACCTCCGTCACGACGGTAGTTTTCAGTCCGTCGCCATACATCAGGATGTCGCCGCATCCGAGAACGGGATCACGCATCTGGATGATCTCGCCGCCTTTTTCGATGTACTCATTCATGAGCTTATCCACGGCGGAGCTGGTATATAATGATTGGGTCATGGTGTGTCCTCCGTTTTGTTCGTTTTGTTTTCCCTCTATTACAACTTACTGCGTAGAACGGGATAAATTAACCGGTAAAATAAAAAAATGCAGAAAAATCTGCATTGGTTGACTTTGGTTGGTATTGTGTGGTATAATGTGAATGGTTCGGTATATTCAAAATTCTACATAAAAGGAAGTATAATATATGGCACTCATAAAATGTCCGGATTGCGGAAAGGAAGTCAGCGACAGAGCGAAAGCCTGCATCCACTGCGGCTGTCCTTTGGATGAAATTGTAACAAGCGGAGTTGTACGCATTAAGATTCCGAACAATATTGTCACCGGATGGGCAGGGCTGTTCTCATCCCGCAGAGCAGTGATAACCTCCGATGGTGGTGAAACAGTTTGGGAAGGCAGCCACGGAGACAATGCCAGCTTTACGATTGATAAACCGATGAACATCCAGATTGATCTTGGCGGCTGGGCAAATCCGGTTATGGGAACCGTAGAGCCTAAAAAGAAATATTCCTGTGTTCAGGATATGGGCGTTCATATGCTTGCAACATATCGACTGACGGAAGTTGATGTGATTGATGCAGACTGAAGGTGATAGAGGTGTTTGACAGAAAAGCAATACTTGAAATGGCAAAAGAAAATCCGGAGTTGAAACGATATATAAGTAAAATTGATGAAAGTTTCAAAATTAAATTTGATAATAAACCTTGCGTCTGTTCATTTTGCAATGGGAAATCGCCGCATTCAAGATGTATTTTAGGATATGAAAACAGAGAAGTAGCATATATGTGTGAGAGATGCTTTCAGTCTATGTACAATTCCGCATTACTTTCAGATGCTGTAATTCAAATCGAAAAAGAAAAAGCAAGAACAGAAAATAATACCGAAAATTAAATAAAACGAAGAGAGCTAAGTTGTATAACCCAGCTCTCTTTTCTGTTCATGTTCTGGTGGATGCTGTTCATGATCCAGTAGGCGATTTTCAGTCATTATTAGCGCATTCAGAGTTTAATGTGATATTCTGAAATGCGCCTTCTCTCTGCATGGTTTCATAAATTGCCCGCTTGATAAACTCATTTGCCGATTCGCCTTTTGATTCTGCGTACATCCGAATTATTTCCCTGTCACCTTTTTTTACACGAACTTTAATATCATCGTAATTATTTTTCATGTATTTTGCTACTGCGCGTTGGTTTGCTTTCGGTACTGACATTATAAACACCTCCATCTACTATTATAACATAAATATATATAGGGTACAATATGCCATTTGCACAAAAATACACATAAATCATTTTCAAATATTGTATTCAAATATTGTACCCGATATTGGGCGAAAATCTTGACATATTGTACCCGATATGATATAATATATATAAAGAAAAACCGAGGGACGCAACCCCTCGGTTTCGCCTGACGGTCAAGAGGTTCAACCATCAAGCCAGCTTGCGCTGCACCTCTATTATATCACACCGCAGGTCTATTGTAAAGAGGTATTTTATGAACGTATCCATTACCAATCCCAACAGACGCGACAGCGAACCCGTAGCTGTGATCCAGCTTAACACCCAGCCGCACAATATCAGATTCTCCCATGTGGAACACTGCAACTGTCTCTTTGTGAAGCTCGTCCATTTTCCGTACAAGGAAATCATGAACCATCTTTCATCCATTGAAGACGGTGAAGTGATCCAGCTTAAAGGCTACATCCGTATTTGTATCAAGAAACAGTACACTACATACTATTTTGTAGTACGTTACGGTGTCCGTGTCGGCGGAGCTTCCAAAAACCAGTACACGGTGACAGAGAAGGAAAGATTATATCCGATTGAAGCGGAACGGGTTCATCTTTTCAATCTCACCCGTGCGTATCTGTCCCGCCTGTATGAGTTTAACACCCAGCGTGATGCAGATTTGCTTGCATCCTATTTCAAGGCGTTTATCACTCCGCCCACGCTTGAAGCAATTTCCGAACGGCTGACCGAAGAAGAAAGGCAGAGAGCTTTAAGAACCCTTTGTGCTATCTTCGATTTCGATCCTCCTATTACAACTAACCGTCCCCAATCCAGATAATTAACCAAACAACGAAAAAAAGGCAGGGAATTTTTCATCCCTGCCAATTTTGTTTTCATCTGTTATGCGAATACGAACGGGTTGTTGAGCTGCTTCATGTTTTCGTTTGCCAGTCGCAGAATTTCTTCATCTGTTATGGTTCCGGACAGCTTGCACAGAAGATCGAAATTCTTTCTGGGCTGCATATCTCCCATGACTACATCCACACCCAGACCGGAAGACTTCATGAATCCGGGGGTATCGCAGTCAACCCAGATCGACAGGTGAAGTACCGGACGAACGCCCACGGTCTTCCAGTTTTCGCGGACTTCGGTATATTCCAGCTTTGCCTGAAGGGTTTTCCCGCCGTCCAGTTTCAGCGACTTTACCGCTTTTTTATCACCGCTCATAAGGAAACTGTGAAGATCAAAACCGAATCCGTTTGTCAGCTTTTCGTTCCACTTGTTGAGCTGTTCTCTTGTACACTTTGCCATTTTTATATCCTCCCTTTATGCCTTTACGAATGTTAAGATTTTTCTGCCGATATATACCGGGTATTCACTGCCTGCGCTTTTCCGCGCTTTATTGTACAGCTCCTTGAATTTGTCTGTACTCTTGCAGAGATTCCGTGCTTCCAGAATCCCCGCGTCCTTGTCGTTGATAATGTATCTCATGCTATCCTCCGTCAGTCAATGGCGATCCGCTTGCTTCCGTTTGTTGCTGCCTTTTCCATCCGGTCTGCAATGGACGTGAGCTGTTCCGAACGGAGTTTGAATAATGCTTTATGCAGGTGTGTTGGGGATCCCTCCGGCACATCCAGACGTGCGGCTGCTGCGTTTGCTTCTGCTCTGTCGCGGAGTGCATCCACGATCCACGTCAGCTCTGTTTTTGTAAGATGTATCATCATGTTGTTGTGTACCTCCCTATTACAACTAACTGCCTGATTTGCGAGAAATTAACCGTGAATTAAAATTCAAGTACAATTTTGTTTGTGACCAGCAGGGCGATCCCGGTGGGGATCATGAATACAAGACAGGTTCCGTCTTTATCTTCCGGCGTTTCGCCATTGGAACACATCCAAACTATCAGGGCGCAGAGGGCGAGAATGCCCAGCCCCATGAGCTTCTGAAGAATCAACCGCTTCCAGTATGTTCTATTATCCATTGTTTACAGACTCCTTCCATTCTTCCGATCCGATTCTTATCCACCAGAGCGGCGCAATGTAAACGCCTTCTTCACTCTCCAGTATGCCGATCCCAATTTCGCTGCCTTCAAAGTCTTCACCGGACAGCCAGAGCGATCTACCGTTATCCAATACAAGATGTATTTCCATACAAACCCATTCAGCCTTCAGGACTTTCCGTGTTACTGTTCCATCAGTGACGAAAACGGCGCGTCCTGCTTCCAGTGCTTCGGGGATTTCATGCCATTTCATTCTGTCTTCTTCCTCCCTGCTTCCGGTCATCCGCTCCCAGCCTGATTGACTGGGGCGGCGTTCCGTTCTTTTGGTCAAGCGGCTTCAAAGTCTGTTATCAGACCTGCGGCGCGTCCTGCTTCCTTGATCTTCTTCAATCTCTTGCAGATTGCTGGTTCAGAGATACCGACCATCTGGGCAATCTCCTTGCTGCTGTAACCGTCCCGGCGACCTTCAATGATGATTCTGTCGATCTCGTCGCGGCTGTTGATGAAGTCAGCCAGCATCACACCAGTGACGGCGGAGGCTTCCGTGTTATCCTTGCGGCTTGTCGCCATCTCGTCGATATACTGCACATCGTCGCCGTTTTTGTCCTGCACCGTATGAACACGGGCGCGGATGTGCTTGACCTCTGCACGGTACACCGCACGGATAGAATACAGGCTTGCACGGTACACGAGCTGCACCAGTGAAATATTGAGCTTCCCGGATTCTTCGCGGCGTTCGTTGATCCTTGCCAGATTTCCCGGTTCCATCATCTGCATGAGCTTCAGCCATGCGTCATTCACAAAACCGTCAAGATCATTGTTGCGGAAAAACCATGCTACAGACTCGTTATACTCGTTATAGTGATCTTCCGTGCTGTGGGCGATCTCGTCCTTAGCGGCGCGCTTGACGTTTGCGCGGAGGAACTGCATTTGCTGTTCGCCGGTCAGGGCGTTCCAGCTTGCAATGATTCTTTCAGGCTGGTTCTTTTCATGCGCCCATGCCATCTTCAGGCATTCGCCGAACGTCTTTTCGCCGTCTTCCTGATCCCGGAAAAGCTCCCACGCCATACGCATGATAGACTTCAGATCGTACTTTTTCATTTTCAAAACTCCTTTTCATTCATGCGCTGACGCGCCGTTATAATTGGTTTCCTGCGACGGGCTGCGCCCGTTTCGGTTAGTTACCGGCTAACCATCGTCAGGCAGGTTCATTCAATCGCGCCACGCTTCTTCAGATCATAGAAGCACCAACGGTTTACGCTGTTTTCGTCCATCGTTTTGAATGCGTCTAACTCTGCGTCAAACTGCGCTTTATACCGGGCGATTTCGTCCCGCTGTTTCGTGATACTGGTGCCGAAATAGCTATAGCCAGCTTCCAAATCCGCCGCCATGTTACGCGCCATAGTTGCGATCATGCTCTGTTTATCTTCATACCAAAGATCAAACCAGTCGTTTCTGTCGGTCAGTCGTGCCATTGTAAAGCCCTCTCTTTCTGTGTGTCGGTCAGGTTGGCGGCATTGCTGCCGCCGTTTACCTGACGGATTGATTAGTTAATTCCTTAGATGAAGTACATTGCGCCGTTGTATTCAAGGGCTATTGCTTCCTGCCCCATTTCGTGCTTCAGCTCAACGCACATAGAAACGATGTCGTCAATGTACTTTTCAGCGTCTGCGGTATCACAGTATGCAAATACCATCGTAGTTCGTTCTGCGATCAAGTCGCCGTTGTTGGCTACCCAATAGCCTGCTGCCTGTGTAGCAGTGGCACCGCCGAATGCGTTTGACAGAGTACGCGCCACACGCTCAACAAAAGGCGTGTTGTCGATTTCTTCATTGATGTTTACCGTCGCGGGAACGTAGACGGTGATTTTGCTTTTCAGGGGGATCATGTTTGCCAGTTTCATTTTCAGTACCTCCGATATTCTTTAGCTACATCCTTTAGAGCTTTTCAGTACCGCCAGTCAGACGGTGGGTTTGGTTGGGGTTTTGCTTTCCTTTACTGCACCTATATTATACCACACTCGCCGCCTAAAGTCAATAGAAAACGATAAAATATTATCGCTTTTAGGCTTAAAAAGTCACTAAATTAGCAAGACTTTATTTGTGCATTTTGCTACATCTTGACTATGCTTGCCAGCCTGACAGAGTGAGCCAAAACAGACCGGAAGACAGCCAGACGGCGACCGCTGCACCAGACCTTCAGCAGATGCAGAGACGGCAGAACGTGCGGAGGAATCGACCCCAGCGGACAACATGACGCACGGAACGCTGGAGAATATGACAGCCGAAAGGAAGGAAAGCAAGCACCCACGGAGAGCCAGAGCTTCAGAACGTCGTGAGAGATGGAACGCGGGAGGAAGCGAGGAAGGAGAGGAAGCTGGAGAGGAGGGGAGAAGGAAGGGGAACGACTGAAGAACAACAACACTTCAGCCCGTCCCGATCTCCAGCCCGAACGTCTGCCATTATCCGCCGTCCGTCCACCGTCTGCCAGCCTGACAGAGACAGAACAGGACGCACACGACAGAACCGCTTGAAATCAATTCCGCTTTTCAAGAGTATGCAGAACCCGTTGAGAAACGACCCATTCAGCGTGTCAATAAAGGCAATAGGCAAGTTAATATTTATAGGCATTCCCGATCCGCAGAAATGGCGGATAGTACCCCCTTCTCCACGCCTCATCTTCGATTTTCCGCCTCGACACCACCACCTTCATCAACGCATCTTTCTCAAGATCTTGTACCCCTACGGACAAATACCCGAATACGATCTTATATTGAGAAAACACCGTTTAACAACGTGAAATAATCGAAGTTCTGTTCTCTAAAGGAAATAACTAAACAAAAATATTGTATAAATCTATTGACAAACAACGTAGTTTATGGTATAATATTTAATGTAAGGATCCAGTTGATAATATACGAATATCAACGGGTTTAAGTGAATGTTAAGCAATTAACTAAAGAATACAATAAGGAGAACCGAAATGGGTAAAGTGTCCGAAGTTGTAACAAATTCAATCTCTTTAACTCCCGAAAACGCAGTAAAAAAAAGTAGACCTCAGAACTACAAGAAAGATGAAAGCCAGACTGTTTTTCCGATCAAGAAACATGATGAAATCATTGCTATCGCTAACTGGCTTCTTGAAAACAAAGGAAAGAAGTATGTCCTTGCATTTACTCTTGGTATCAATCTTGGGCTGAGAGCAAATGAACTCCTTGCCATTAAGATTAAGAGTGTATACAATCCTGATGGATCTGTAAGGTTTATTGATGACGTAGAAGATACTTCTGATGCTATCGAAATTTTACAGAGCAAAACCAGAAAATTCCGTAAGGTATTTCTTAATCAGGCTTGTAAGGATGCTCTTGAATGGTGCAATCCTGTAAGAGAATCCAATAGTGATGTAACTACTCCTTATCTATTTCCCAGTAGAGAAGGTGGATCCATTCAGGTTGGTACTTTCCGTAAGGTTCTCAAAGAAGCTGCACAGGCGTGTGGACTGAAGCAAAATGTAGGAACACATACTTGTAGAAAGACGTGGGGCTGGCATCAATATAAGTATAACTGTGATAATGCTAATATGGATATCACGCTTCTCCAGAGAGCATTCGGACATAGTTCTCCGGAAGTGACTCTCAGATATCTTGGTATTACAGATGAGGAAGACAAAGCACTGTATCATACCATGAATATTCATGTTGTTTCAGACAATGCTTTTGGAAACAAGGTTCACTGAGAACATGAAATCTGCGGTAGTTTTCCTTGAAGACGAAGGAAAACAATACATTATTTCCCCACCCATCTAAAAGGGAGCCGTTTTCAGAAAGCCATTGTTCAACGGTCTTTTCTCACTCTTCCGGAGTGTATTTTGCCTACCAAAATTCAGCAAAAATCTGATTTCAAAAAGGAGAAAAATCATGGATATCAAAATCTGTGATGCGATCATGGGAGCTGGTAAGACCAGTGCTGCCATAAACTACATGAATCAGTCGGACGGTAACTTTGTTTTTATCACGCCGTATCTGAATGAGTGTGATCGTATCATTGATAACTGCGCTATCAAGAGCTTCAAATCTCCTAAGGATAAGCCTCGTAGCAAGCTCTTTAATCTACATTTTCTGTTGGAGAAACAGTACAACATTTCCAGTACCCATGCACTTTTCGCAAGCTACAATGATGATACTGTAAGGCTTATCAAAGAGGGACATTACACACTTGTGATGGACGAAGTGTTTGAGATTGTCAAAGAAATCAATATCACAAAGGGTGATGTGCAGGATTTGATGAACAGCGGCTACATTGAAGTTGATAAGGAGACTTGCCGAGTTCGCTGGTTGAACGATTCGTATGTTGGCACTACTTTTCAGGATCTTATGCTCAGAGCTAAGGCGGGGACACTGTTATATTATAACGACACATTCCTGTTCTGGATGTTCCCTCCGGAAGTTTTTGAAGCCTTTGATGAAGTGATTGTCCTTACATATCTCTTTGAAGCACAGCTCCAAAAGTATTACTTCGATATCAATGGATTTCAGTACAGATATATTGGGGTTGAGGTTGATGCGGACGGACAGTATATGTTTTCTGAAAATCGCAATCAATTTACAAAGATATACGGTTTGCGGGATAGGGTACACATTTTCGACAATGAAAAACTCAACAGCATTGGCGATGAGAAATTTGCTCTTTCCTCCAGTTGGTCGGAACGGCAGTTCAATAATCCTAAGGTCGCAAGCAAGATGCGGAACAACATCTATAATGTTCTGCGTCATTACTATGGCGGCAAGGGAAAAGATTGTATGTGGACTGCATTTAAGGCACAGAGAGATAAGATAGCCCCACCGAATTACAGTCGCTGCTTTATTCCTTGCAGTTGTCGTGCAACCAATGAATACCGTGACAGGACATACCTTGCATACTGTGTAAACATTTTCTTCAATCCGTTTTTGAAGCGATATTTTGAAGAACATGGATGTACTGTAAATGAAGACCGGTATGCGCTGAGTGAAATGGTACAGTGGGTGTGGAGATCTGCCATCAGAGATGGCAAGGAAATCAGTATTTATATTCCCAGTTTACGGATGCGGACGCTTCTGAAGGATTGGCTTGATGAAGTGTCTGAATAAATCACGAAAGGAATTAACTAAATAACCGATATGTGCGAGTTTTGCAGAAAATTCGATTTCGGAAGTGCGAAAGCAGAGACAGACCGTTATGGCGCGAGACTGTGTGTGTCTGGCGGTTGGGGGCGTTTCCCTGAAAACGAGCAATTCAATTTCTGTCCGGTTTGTGGAGAGGGCTTACGAAAACCTCCTGAGGGTAGAATGTCTAATGATAAGGCTCGTGAAATCTTATATAGCCATATCAGACAGTGTGGTATGTTGATGCCAAATGATTGGATTCAGAAAAACGGTGAAGGAAGCGATTTTCATAAGGCAATGGAAGTGGCGTTGGATGCTCTAAAGTGAGGTGCGTGTGGTGCTGATAAACAAATTACGGCGTAAACGAAAAATTTTGTGTCATGTAGACACTGGCAACAGACAGTTATTCTATACCGATGGTATCAATCCGTGTGGATGTGGCTCGAATCTATTTCGTTATGAATACGACGGTGAAAATATCTACGGCGTGTGTAATTCATGTGATACGGACATTTATGCGCTGAAAGAAGAATACAAACAAGAATACCTTGAACGTGGCATATGGAAGTGATGAAGTATGTTCGTTCTTCAATAAAAACATTATCAAATGGAGGAAAATTGGTATGAAAAAGATGATGATCTCTCAGCCGATGGCTGGAAAGACGGAGCAGGAAATCGCGGAAACCAGAGAGAGGGCGATCCAGTTTGCAGAGGAAAACGGATACGAATTTGTGAATACTCTGTTTACAGACGAATGGTATTCCCGTGAATCTATGGAAAAGCGTGGAGTTGTTCAGATTCCTCTCTGTTTCCTTGCAAAGTCCCTCGAAAACATGAGTCTTTGCCATATTGCGTATTTCGGTAAGGGCTGGGAAAATGCTCGTGGCTGCCGTATTGAACATGAAGCGGCTGTCGCATATGGTCTTGAAGTTGTCTATGAGTAAGGAGGATATTATGGATAACAGAAAACTTCTCATCGTAGTGGATATGCAGCGTGATTTTGTAGATGGTGCGCTCGGATCCGCAGAAGCGGCGGCTGTCGTTAAAAAGATCGCGGATAAAGTAAACGATACCGAAAAGGTAGTATTCACATTCGACACTCACGAAGATAATTACATGGAAACGCAGGAGGGAAGAAATCTTCCGATTCCTCATTGTATTCGCGGGACTGACGGTCATCGCCTTGTACCGGAACTTGAAATTTTCAAGGACAGATGCTATACGGCAGAGAAAAAGACCTTTGGATCTGTACAGCTCGGTTTGTTTGTTGCCGAGATGTTTGAGAAGGATTTCATCGATGAAGTTGAGCTTGTAGGTGTCTGCACAGATGTGTGCGTGATCTCCAATGCAATGATAATCAAGGCATTTTGCCCGGAAATTCCGATCAAGGTTGATGCCTCCTGCTGTGCTGGTGTTACCGTTGAAAACCACATGAATGCTCTGAAAGCTATGCAGGCTTGTCAGATTGAAATTCTGAATATGGAGGAAACCGTATGATTAAGGTAAATGGTGTGGAAATTTCGCCTGAGAAGTTTCCGGATGGAACGTATAAGCTGAAATTACAGCGTTTTGGAGAAGATCATTTCTGTGTCACATGGCTGTATGATGGGGAACATGAACTGCCCACCCTGATTTACATTGCGTCCCACTTGAGAAATTACGGATGCAGAGAGATGATTCTGTATATGCCGTACATTCCCAACGCTCGTATGGATCGTGTTAAGGATAAGAGTGAGGTATTTACTCTGAAATACTTCGCGGATATAATCAACGGTCTGTTTTTCGACAAGGTATTCGTGCTGGATCCACATTCCAATGTAGCTACGGCACTTATTGACAGGGTATATGTCGTTCAGCCTAAGGAGTATATTAAAAGAGCGATCCGCGATACTATGCAGAATGATCTGATGATGGTATATCCGGACGAAGGGGCGATGAAACGATATTCCGGTATGATTCGTGCGCCGTATCTGTTTGGCATCAAGAAGCGCGATTGGGAAACCGGCAATATTGAAGTGCTTTCGATTGTCGGCAATAAGCCAGATGATATGAAATCCGCTTTGATTTGCGACGATATCTGCAGCAGGGGCGGCACATTCTATTATACAGCAAAAGCGTTGCAGACGATGGGTTTTGAAAACATCTATTTGTATGTAACACACTGCGAAAACACGATTTTGTCAGGCGATCTCATCGACAGCGGACTTTTGAAGGGAATCTTTACAACAAGTTCTATTTTCCGCAAGGAACATCCTTTGATTACAACATATTCTATGGAGGATTATATTTATGGAGACTAATCCGCTTCTGCTTTTGGACTATTACAAAACGACACATCACGAACAATATCCGAAGGGGCTTACGAAATTGGTTTCGTATCTCACACCTCGCATGACGAGAATTCCCGGTCAGGACAAACTGGTGATGTTCAGTCTGCAAGCATTCTTGAAAACATATCTCGTTGAATATTTCAACAAGAACTTTTTCAATAAAAGCTGCGACGAAGTTATACATGAATACTGGCGTGTACTCGACTATACACTCGGCGAGGATACGTATGACCTTAAAAAGATCATTGATTTGCACAACCTCGGATATTTACCCCTTGAAATCAAGGCAATTCCGGAAGGAACCCGTGTTCCCGTAAAGGTTCCTATGATTGAAATCAGTAATACACATCCCGATTTTGCATGGCTCGTGAACACCATCGAATCGCTGATGTCCGCTGAATTGTGGCATCCAATGATTTCTGCCAATGTCGGTTATTGGTATCGTGAGATTGTAAACCGTGCCTACGACATTTCTGTGGATGACAATGTGCCGCGCAGTCGTGCGCTTGGCGATTTTTCCTTCCGTGGTCAGGAAAGTCTGCAGTCTGCCGTCAAGAGTAGTGCCGGTTTTTGCCTCTCCTTTTTGAACACCGCAACAGTTCCCACGATTCCTTATCTGGAAGAAATGTATAACTGCGATTGCAGAAAGGATGATGTAGCATACGGAGCTATTTCTACGGAGCATAGTGTAATGTGCAGTAATTACGCAATCGACGGAGATGAAATTTCATTTATCCGCCGTTTGCTTACTGAGATTTATCCCAATAACAGTTTCTCTATGGTTTCTGACAGCTATGATTACTGGCATCTCGTTGACGAAATTCTTCCTCAGCTCAAAGAAGAGATTATGAATCATAAAGGGTGCCTGCTGATTCGCGGAGACAGCGGCGATCCCGTACAGATCGTAACGGAAACTGTATTCCACCTCTGGGATATTTTTGGCGGCACTATAAACAGCAAGGGGTTCAAAGTTCTTAATCCTCATGTAAAGGCAATTTATGGTGACTCTATCACGGTGAGCCGTTGTGCTGAAATTTATCGTGTGCTGATTGAAGCTGGATTTGCCTGCAATAATGTTTCTCTTGGTGTTGGTAGTTTCTCTATGCAGTGTCTTGAGACAACGAATGAGAGGGATGAAACAGTTCTGAATCCGTACACAAGAGACACCTTTGGTATTGCGGTGAAAGCTACATATGGCGAAGTGAATGGGGTGGGATTTGAGATTTTCAAGAATCCGAAAACCGATACTGGCAAATTCAAAAAGAGTCAGAAGGGGATTTGCAGAGTGTATCACAATGCAGAGGGCGAAATCACATATGAAGACGGTCTTACCCCGGACACTGTTTCAGGGGAAAATCTGTTGATTACAGTATTCAAAAATGGCGATATTACCAGAGAGTATTCGTTGGCTGAAATCAGAGCGCGGCTTCATGATGAAAATGGAGGTTTCTGATGACAGTAATAAAAACGGAATTTGATGTCGAAAGAGTCAAGAATGAGTGTGTACAATGGATTCGAGACTACTTTGAAAAGAATGGTAAGGATTGTAATGCGGTTGTCGGGATCTCCGGTGGTAAAGATTCATCTGTTGTTGCAGCTCTGTGTGTAGAAGCTCTGGGACGTGACAGAGTTATCGGTGTTTTGATGCCTCAGGGTGAACAATCTGATATCGAATACAGTTATAAGCTCGTCAATCATTTAGGTATTCGCAACTACGTGATCGATATTGCAATGCCGGTGTTTAATGTTTTGCAGAACATGAGAAAGACCGGCATTGAACCAAGTGAACAGACAATAGTGAATCTTCCTGCAAGAATTCGTATGGCTACTTTATTTGCCGTATCTCAGAGCTGCAACGGACGTGTTGCCAATACGTGCAATCTTTCTGAGGATTGGATCGGGTATTCTACTTTGTTTGGAGATAGCGTAGGACAATTTGCTCCTATCTCGCAGTTGACGGCAAGTGAAGTGGTTTTGCTTGGCAAAGCACTTGGTTTACCGGACGAGTTGATTTACAAGGCTCCTTCTGATGGTCTTACCGGAAAGACAGACGAGGAAAACTTCGGATTTACATACGATGTGCTTGATCTGTATCTCAGAACCGGTTTCTGCTATGATGAAGAAATCAAAAAGAAGATTGATTCTAAACATCGTGCAAACAAGTTCAAGCTGGAACCCATGCCGTTCTATGATCCGGGGATTATGAATTATGCGGCTTGAGAATGTGAAGTATTTGAAACTTTGCGGAGAAGCGGTTGAGATGGTATTTAATCGTACCAAAACTCAATTCCGCTTCCCTGTAAGGGATATTGAACAACCACCATATGCTATTGGAGATATTATCGGTATCAAAGAGGCGTGGGCTAAGATTGAAGATGTTTACTTTTACAGAGTATCGGGTGTCCTTCCTAACTGGACAAATGAGACGTGGCATTCATCTGTGTGTATGCCGGAAGAAGCGGTACGGATTTTCTTGAAAGTAGAGAATGTAGAGGTACAGCATCTTAAAGATATTACAGTAGATGAGGTAGATAAGGAAGGTATATGGAAGTATGGTTCCATGTTCCCTATCCTGACATTTGCCAATGCTTGGGATAAATCACTATCTGCGAAAAAGAAAGATGTATATTGTTGGGATAAAAATCCGCTTGTATGGGTTGTAACATTCCGAAGAATGGATGAGCAGGAGTGTTCTGAGGAATATGAATGAACGAAATCAGAGAAACAGCGATTGACCACATGGCTGGAGAAGACTACGCAACAATATGTAGTAGTGAAAAGAAATGGATTAACTATATACAGAAGTTGAAAGCTAAAAATCCTAAAGAAGTTGAAATCAAATGTGTAAATTCAGATGGGAGTGTAGTAGCCAAGTTCCCAGCAGCGTGGATAAGAATCAAGCCGAAGAAAAAAGTGAACTTAACTCCGGCACAGATTGAAGCATCAAAAGAGCGGCTTGAGGCAGGAAGACTGAAAAGATTAAAAATGATTGGAGATGGGAGTGCTTATGTAGAAAAACTGAAAGGAAGCATAACCGAATGAACGAAGAGAAGAAGACGTGTAAGGGGTGTATTTGGGTAGATCAATGCGAATCAGATAAGAGATGTGAAGATTATACCCCGGTAGATGTTGATGAAGATGATGTTAAATATTACAATCAGATAATCAAAGAAAATACAGAAGAATATGAAGATCTTGTTAAGGAACAGGATGAGACAAAAGAATAATAGCCTTGGCGGGGAATCCCGCCTTGGTATATTCAAAGGAGCGTAATAATGAATGGATTTAACAAAGAGGAATGGTTGCAAAAAACCGAAGAATACTTAATCTATATTGATCGTCACAAGAAAAACATTGCTGAGGCGTGGCGTGAGTTACGTACAGCATTGAAGAATATTGGTTTGGTCAAATGGGATGTGATCCAGTGCGAAATGGAAGCTCGTATTGAGTATCATGACGACAGTAAATTGGACGAGGGAGAGTTTTTACCGTACCGTCAGAAGTTCTATCCAGTTTCCGGAGAAATTGTCTCAGAGGATTCATTTGCTGCTGCGTGTCAGCGTCACTATTTTATAAACGATCATCACTGGCAGCACTGGATTGATAAAGAGGGAAATTTTGAAGAGTGTTGCGATGTAAGAACGAAGATGTGTGCGTTTATTGAAATGATTTGCGACTGGCAGGCGATGAGTTATGAGTTTGGTGGTTCTGCTCCGCAGTATTTCAGAGAGAATAAGGATAAGATCCGTATTGATCCCAACTGGCTTCCGTTTGTTGAAGAAATTTTGGATTGCCTTGAACAGCATTTATCTCAGAAAGAGAGCTGCGTATGAACCGGAAACAAAAGAGAAATTTTATAAAACTTGCTAAGGGCAAGGGCGTAGATCCAAAAATTGCCGAATTGTATATGCGCCTAAAGGATCAAGGTGTGATGCTTGACAATATCAGCGATGGAGATAGAGTAAAACTGAACCTTAAAGTAATTCAGTCTCATCCTGATTACAAAAGACTTTCCGAAAAGTATAAAAATTTCGTTATGGAAAATGCAGACACAATTTTTACAGTTCGTTTGGATCCGCGAGGTGGAGATCTCAATAATGTTGTCAGTCTGAAGGAAGATTCAGCAGGATGGTTGTTTTGGACTGGTGATTTGATAAAAGTAAACGAATAGACTCAAGGAGGGGTGCAATATAAGTCTTGATAAGCAAATACATATCTACAGTTTCGACACAAGTGCATTTTACACGGATGAAGAACACGAACTGGAGATTAAGATAAATACACTGTGTACTGAGAAGCTCATTTTGAAATCACAGCGCAGTATTTTGTCTGGATATTATTACGGAGGGGTTCCGTATGAAAAAGCAATTTCGCAATATAGAGCATTATTGAAAATGCGGCGTGATGAACCGGTAGAATTGGACGACCCTGAACGCATTAAGGATATCAATGATGAAGTAAAAGCGTTGAATGCCCAAATCAAGTCCCACAAAGAGCGTTTGGTAACTCTCTTATCAGAGCATAATGGAACGCGAATCCTTAGAAGTGAGTATGTTATAAGCAAGAACATTATTTCTGTGTTTGAATCAATGCTGACTCGCACACTTGGAATGCAGGCAGGTATTCTGTATGATGATTTTATGGTTATCCGAACATATTATTTCGATGTTGTAAGAGACATGATTTTGAATGGGTATATGTATAACGGCGAGAAATATGTGTGCTTTACTGCTTCTGCCGGACAGATTCGGACTAAAAAAACAGTTTTCATAAAAGAGAGCGTATGGAAACAGTATCAAAAAACGCTGATGTGTGGGCTTACTGTGGACAGCATCAATTCATATGGCGGTATCAACATCAATAAATATCTTGCTTATCTTGCCTTGTGCAACAGCGCAACTGATCCGTGGCTTGATTTCGATATACATAAATCTATCGTTGTAGATGATATGGAAACAAGTGTAAGTGGTGTTGTTGATTTTATCGATCATCATACATATCAGATTGAACGTAAAACGATGGAGATTCCAATCAAGCATACGGATGGATGCGGAATGGTACTGCCGACAAGATGTCCTAAAAATACAATGGTACGCTTACCTTGGGTTAAAGGTTTGTTGGCGGTTTTTCCATTCGACAAGTTTATCAGGGAAGCAGACAAACGCGAACCTGAAATCCGTCATGGGGTAGTAAAAGATATATATGGAAAAGAACATGATATTCTCGAAGAAGGAATTGAAATTATCTTCACCAAAAGTCAGTTCAAAATGTACAAGTATTATAAGAGTTGGGAGGAATACACCGACTTTTATCTCAAATATGGGTGTACAGCGGGTAAATGTAATGAGGAAGAAGATTTTCTTCCTGACGCTAAACTGAATTATCAGATGCTTCAAACCCTTACGGACATCACTGACGAGGAACTGGAAAAACTTGCTGCGCGTTCTGTAGATAAGATTGCTCGGATTGCTTCTGATCGTACCACAATGCTTGAAGTATTTGGTGCGTCTACACAGTACAAGAATAAAAATGCCTTTCAGGAGTGTTTGCAGATTTATCCTGAATTGCTGTCTGACCCATATACAAAAGAGATGTTGAAGCAGATTAAGAAAAATCTTGTTCAGGAAGCGAAGTCAGCGAAGATTGACATTTCTGCAAAATATATGTTTTTGATTCCTGATTTATATGCTTTTTGTGAATGGCTGTTTTTAGGAATCAAAGATCCTGTTGGACTTCTGGCAGATAATGAAGTGTCTTGTCACTTATATCGAAACGCATATAAGCTCGATTGTCTGCGTTCTCCGCATTTGTACAGGGAACACGCTGTACGACAGAATGTAATAAAACCTGCAACTCGTAAGTGGTTTACTCCGAATGCCATTTATACAAGCTGTCATGATTTGATTTCAAAGATACTGCAATTCGATTGTGATGGAGATAAGAGTTTGGTGTGTGCGGACGAGCTGATTGTTGAGATCGCAGAACGTAATATGAAGGATATTGTTCCGCTGTATTATGAGATGGCAAATGCAGGTGTTGTGCAAATTACAGATGAAGAGATTTTCAAAGGACTTCGCGCTGCGTGGACAGGAGGCAACATCGGTGTTATCAGTAATGATATCACAAAAATCTGGAACAGCAAAGATGTTGATCTTAACTCTATTAAGATATTATGTATGGAAAACAATTTCTGTATAGATTATGCCAAGACCTTATATAAGCCCACTCGTCCGGCTGAGATCGACAGTAAACTTTCTCGTATTACTGGTGAAAAGGCTCCACACTTTTTTACGTATGCAAAAAAGAAGGAGATTGGACGTGTACAGAAACTGAACAACAGTGTTGTAAATCGGCTTGAGACAATCATTCCGAATAAACGAATGTCTTTCTCTGCCAAAAATATCGGAGCTTTCCGATATCAATATATGCTTTCAAAACCATCTGAATGTATCGACATGGTACAGGATGTAGTAAATCTGTATAATGAGGTTGAGAAAAAGTACCGTTATTCTATTAGCTTCTATGATGATGTAACGAACTTCGCGTATATCAGAGATATGATACTCAAAGAATTTGCATCACTGGGATACGACATGAATGATGTGTGTGATACGCTTGTAAAATATCTGTTTGATATGAAACAGAGTAAGCGGAAGAATGTGTTTTGGATGTGTTTCGGAGATATAGTATATCAGAATCTTGCGAACAATTTGCCGGAAGGATCCATCCAGTGCAGGAAATGCGGTGAACGGTTTATTCCTACTTCTCCACAAAAACAGATTTGCGATAAGTGTGCCACATACAAGCCTGCAGGCAAAAAGATAAAGCGTTGTGCTGACTGCGGCAAAGAATTTGAAGTTGCAGGGTATGTAAAGAATAAAAAGCGTTGTGATGAGTGTCAGAACGCACATGATAAGGAACTGAGAGCCGAACGAAATTCAAGATACTACACAAATCACAAAAATTAAGACGGTTTTTATTTAGAAGTCATGGCTACAAAAATTGCCGTTGTTCAACGTGTGTTACGGTTGGCGATTATCACAAAACACTATGTTTCAGAAAGATGACAAAGACGTTGACCAACGTGGTTTTCTGCGTCAAATAAATAATTGTCTATAAGGGAAGAAAACCGTTTTTATAAATATATTCGGCATCACCCGTCCGTAGGCTGCGGGAGCAACCGTAGCCTCGGATATCTTATTAACAAAGGACTGATAAATAATGATCCAAGTAACAAAAGAAGAAGCTCGTGTATTGAGAGAACTGTATCCTGAATACAAGGTTACAAGAACGATGAAACAGGACTCCAGCCGTCATCATTATTATGCCACTGAAGCTGAGGGCATGATGAGAGCGATTGCAAGCACAAATAGTGCTGCCGCTGCTGTTGTGGCTCGAATTGATCGTGAGCGTGAACTTAATCGTAAACGTCATGAAAGACAGAGAGGTTAAATCATGGCAAGCGTTGTAAAAAGTGAAAGCTTTGAAAATGCTACCATAGATATTAACGATATGACGATTACGGAGTATGGTAGGGACGATACAAAATCGTATAGTTTACTTGAACTGTTGAAACGATGGGACGGAATACCTAATATCACTCTGTCTGTCCGGAAAATTGAAACATTGCCACCAGACGGGAGGGATGAAGTGTGAATCCTAAATACAATCGTCTTGAAAACGAAAACGAATATGAATATGGGCTTCGACTTATTGAGATAAAGGTAGAACAGAATCCGGAAGATCTGGATTGGTCAGATATTGTTTCGTTACTCGGAATGAATGTGCATTACGACAGCTTGCGTAAAGCTGCCAATGTTACGCCTTATTCCGGCTATCATGTAATGAAATACTTCAAGTCTAAGCAAAACAATGGTTCTGAGGACAATTCATATCTTAGTGAGTTGGATCAAAAAATGCTTGAGTTTCAAAAGGAACGACAGAGGTTTTTCGATCAAAGAGTAGAACTGAATAAGGCTATACGCAAGATGGCGCGATGTGATGAGAACTCAGAGATTTTTGAACGTGCGATTGCCAATGGTGTATTCCCGCGTCTGGAATATAATCCAAACACTGTAGAACAGTCTGAGTATGATTTGCTTGTAAGTCTTAACGATCTTCATTTTGGGGCGTATGTAGACAACTATTGGAATTATTATAATTCTGATGTGTGTAGAGGCTTTTTGCAGGACTACATTTCAAGTATCATCGAAACAGCCAAGCGGTATGATGCGGAAAACTGTTATGTGTGGGCGAATGGCGATTTGATTAGCGGAAATATACATAAGACAATTGCTGTATCAAACAGAGAAAATGTGATTGAACAGGTTGTCGGTGTGTCTGAATTGATTTCGGAATTTCTGGCAGAACTGAGCAATCATTTTCGTAACGTATATTTTTCTTCTGTTGCTGGCAATCATTCCAGACTTGAAGAAAAAGATAAGGCATCCATTCATGAACGAATGGATGATCTTGTAGAGTGGTATCTGAAGGCACGTTTACAGAATTTTGAGAATGTTGTATTCGACCATTATCGCAAGATTGACGATACTATGTACTTACTTGATATTAGAGGAAAGACATATCTTGGTGTACATGGAGATTTTGATAATTCAGAAAGCAAAGTGCAATCGCTTAAAACAATGGCAAAAGAGCCTATATATGCAATTTTGTCTGGGCATTTACACCATAATAAAAATGACAATGTTCAGGATGTTAAGACAATAATGGCGGGGAGCTTTCTCGGTATGGATGATTTTTGTGTAGAGAAACGTATATATGGTATTCAACAGCAGTTGATCTGTGTATGCAGCTCTTCTGGCGTAAAGGCATTTTGCGATGTGGATTTTGATGCGGATAAATACCGTACAAAAAGTTTGATTAGTTAGTTGGTGAAAAGATGAATAAATCTGATCTCATAAACGCTGTTGCTAAAAGAGGCAATACGAAATATATGGTCAAGAATATTGTAGACGATGTTTTTGATGAAATTCAGAAGGCTTTGGTAAGTGGCGAGAAGGTACAGATCCGTGGGTTTGGTACTTTTGAAATTAAGGAATTCAAGGGGCATCCTGCGGTTCATCCTGAAACGAAAGAGCGAATTGAGATTCCAAGCTATAAGAATATTGTCTTCAATCCCGGAGATGAACTCACACGTTCCGTAAGAGACAAGTAAAAAAATACGTAAAAATCTAAAATTATTTTGCTAAATCCTATTGACAAACCGTACCGAGTGTGGTATAATAATGATGTCGAAAGGAAATAGCAAAACAATCTGCTGGCGTAACACAAATGGAAGTGTAGCTGACTTGTAATCAGCAGGTTGCAGGTTCGATTCCTGTCGCCAGCTTAACAGTTCCTTGAAAAATCAATATCTGAATCATGCTTATTATTAACTCTGTGAAGAAAGTGCGTCAGCACTCGGAGATGCACAGTATTTTCTGTTCAGTATATGAGGAATACCTTATATGTCTGAGCGGCTGGAACATAGCAATGTGTTGTGGGGAGACGGAAACCGTCAACAAAAATGTGTGATGCCAAGAGTTATCGC